AAGGACCAACAATATCACGATAGAAAGTCTGCAAAAGTGCTTCAGAAGATCCTTTTGTTTTGTCGGCTGCTAAAGTCAACGGAACAAAACCCTTTTCTGTGTCCAGAGGTGCTTGAATCTTTCTTTTGAGCAACCATCCTCCTGCGCCTACTACAGAAGCTCCAGCTGCGCCTGCAAGAGCACCTTTAAAAGCTTCTGTTTTCATTGCCTCAACGTCTTCTGCTTTACCTGCGCCATAAATAGCGCCTTCAGAAGCACCTCTAGCAACTAAACCAGTTAAACCTGATGCTACTTTTATTTTAGAAATAGGACTGACAACAGCTCCTGCTATTTCCAAGCCTGTGGCGACTCCACCGTGTCTTTCTGAAAAACTTTCTTGCATTGAATCATAGTCTTTCTTCAATCTATCATAGATTTCTTCTTGAGTTTCGTCAGAGCCTGCACTCATGGCTAAAGATGCAAGACCAATGCCTACTTCATCAGACCAGCCTAAAGTAGCTCCTTCAAGAAAAATCAAAGCACCAGACAGACTATCAAGATTTGTCCATTCTCCTGTTGCTATGTCTTCTTCTATCTTATTAGCTTTTACGGGAGTAGCGTATTTTGCAAAAGGATCAAACTCTTCAGCAACTTGTTGTTCAGAAGTTTCTTTTTGTATTATATATTTTGCAAAAGGATCTGTTTCAGCCATTTTAAATACCTTCTAAAATATTTTTAGCGTCTTCTAGTTCTTTTTTATACTGGACGTAATCAAACTCAAAATTTTTGATAAAAGAATTTCGATGCACAGGATCGTTTAGGTTTGCTTCCATTTCTTGTAACGCTTCTGGAGGAACAATAGCAAACTGCTCTTCAACTTTCTTTTTTGTCATGTAAGCATTAAAACCTTTGTAGCTTCTGTTTTTGCTTAGCCAGTTTAACTGTTCTCTTTTGTAGTCTGCTTCCGCTTGTTGCATTTTAGCTACGCCTCTTGCATATTGAGCTAAATAATCAGCCTTAGCATTAGCTGGAGGAACGCCTTTTAAAACCAAAGCAATATCTCTGTCTGAAGCAGGACCTTTAGGTAGATTAGCTACAGCTTCTCCGGTTGTTAAACGACTAGCCTCTGTCCTTAAAGCAGAAATAGCATCTTGTTCTCCACTAACCTCTTTTATGTATTCTGTAAGTGATCCTGCCACACCGCCAACAGGATCATACTTTTCCAGACCTATTGCTAGTTCTTCTGCTCTTCTTGCTTTACTGGAAATTTCTCTAACTTCTTGTGTCAAAGTGTTTTCAATTTTAAGTAAGGTAGTAGATTCTTTAACTTCGTCTTTTTCTTCAGGAATTACAAAACCCAGTAACTCTTCTTCACGTTCTCCGGTTACTGGATTGAATCTTCTTTCTACTTTTATATTTTGTACTTCTCCGGTTTTAGGATCTTTACGTTGAACTTCAACAATTTGAGGAGCAGCCATGCTTCCTCTAGTTCTTGGCTGAGCAAGAGTTCTTAAGTTTTTCAGTTGTTGTTCTACAGCTTCAGGCTGCATACGGCCAACCACAAAACCACGGTATATTTGATTAGCCATCCGTTTTACTTCTGGAGAAGCTTTAGGGTCCATCATGTATCCTTGAAGTTCTTGCTGGATAGCGGCTGTACCTGCTTGTCTAGCTCTTTCTGTTGTTCCTAAAGATACGGCTTTTTCTCTAAGACGCATAGCTCCTTCAACATCACCAGTAGCTAGTAACTGTTTTGCCCCAGCCATTACAGTTTCTTCTGTTGGAGTTCCTTCAAATAAGCCTGAAACAGCTTGTTGTTGCTTGTTCTTTTTCTCCAGCTCTACAGCAGACTGCATAAGCTGTCCTGCTTCTTTAGTATAACCAGCGTCTGCCAATTGCTGAGAAAGAAGCTTCATGCTGACAAAATCACCAGCACCTTGTGCACCTTGAGCCTGTTGCATCAGTTGGTTAAACTGTTCTTGCTGCCTGCGCTGTCTCATCTGCCCAGGAACACCACCAATAGCCTGCCCTAAGCCAAACAAGCTTTCGGCCATCTGGGGACGGCCTAAGCTAGACAGGAATCCTTGTGAAAACGTAGCCATTATGTTTTCTCCTATTAACCAAATAAGCCGCCAAGAGCTGCAGAAGCAATACTACTACCGAAACCTCCGGCTAAGTTGGCTTGTCCTAAGCCTGACTGCAACAGTGCTTCGAGACCAGTAGCATAAGTCTGACCATACGTCCCAGCTTGTTGTGCAATAGCTTGCCTACGTTGTTCAGCAGCAGTCATACCTGGTTGAATACCGGCCAACACTTGTGTCTGTGGCATATAACCAGCAGCCAACATGCCCGTACCTAAGCCAGCCAAGCGTTGCTGCTCTTGTCCTGCAAACTGCATTGCTTTTAAACGAGCGTCTGCTAGTGCTTCTGCTTGTCCTTTAGCAAGTGCTAGAGCTTCTGGTGTGCCACCGAACATACCCGTGGTAACGCCCAGGCGTCCCTGTGCAGCCAAACGCTGCTCCAGAGCAAGCCTCTGACGCTCTTCTTCAGCAGTCATAGCATCACGTATACGCCCATAGACTTGTTCTTCACGCTTAGCTGTAGGCATTGCTGCTTGTTGAAAGAACATTCCAGCCCTGTTTAACTGATCTTGATACAGCTGTTGTTCTTCTGGCGATAGCTGTAGCTGGTACTGCATCTGACCCGTATTTGGATCTACTCCCATGCCGAACTGACCGCCAGTAGCAGAAGTCACGGTGTACGGCTGGAACTCAAGCATACCGGACAGTCTTTCGGCAAGCCCTTCAGGACCAGCGAAACCAGCGTAAGCTTCTCTGCCTATGTCTCCGATATCACTATAGCCTTTTTCGGCTAGAGCAAGACCAGCTGTGCCTAATCCTAGAGCAGCTGCGGTACTAGCAGCATTGCCTTCTCCTCCAATACCCTCAAGTATGTTTTTTAACCAATCTGGCATTAGCAGGTTCCTCCACTAACTAACAATAAACACATAACATAATTACTCATAACGTTCTACCTAAAAGTGCAAGTACATTGATTTCTTGTAAAGATAACTGTCCGCCGTTTATCTCTGTTTCTACACCAATACGTAAAGTATTACCACTACCACTAGCGTTAATTGGTTGCCTAGTCGTCAAGATACCTTTTGAAAATTGTCCGGATGTGTATTCATCTACATTAAACTCAGCTACTGCGTCTGTTTTAAGAAGAACTGGTACTGTGTCAAAAACAGAAGTAAAATCATAACCCCATTTAAACAAAACAGTTAAGCCACTGCCGCCAACAACTGTTGGATTTATTTTTTTAAGGAATTTTAATTTGGACGTATCACCAAAAGATAACTCAGGGCTATAATATTTGAAGCCATAAGTATTACCATTGTCCAAATATCCAGAGTAGTTTCCAAAACCATTAGCACTGCCAATAAGCAAGGAACCGTCGTCTCTGCTTTCGTAACAAGTAAAACCAGTGCCGGGCCAACGTGTAGCTCTATAAGAACCGTTTTCTAAAGTACCTCTAATGTCAAAACAATAAGTAATGTTTTGGTTGCTAAAAGTTAATAAGTAGAAGTTTTCTTCCGGATGGTATACGGATTTGTAAAGTTCATTGGCTTCATTAATTAGCTGAATAATGTCTTTACTAACCGTAGAAGATAGTGTAGACAGTGGCATGGATTTTTCTTGTATTGTTCTTCCAAAGCTCTTAAGTCCATTCTGGGACAGAAACAAAACGTCAGACCCAGTGTACTGCACAGTGTCCCTACCTACGCAGCCAATGCCGGACACAGTGTCCATTAGAGCCATAGTAGCAGGATCATCAGCACCGGAATACACTACGATACTTCGCTTGCCAAAGATAATCAGCATGTTGTTGTGTGCAGCTAAAGACACAATCTCGTCATAACCGTCAGGCCAGACTTTAGAAATATTGATTGAACCTGATGTGCCGCCTGTCCAGTCATGACCTATCAGAAGGTCAGACCAGTACACCGTAGATTTGTTACTGGAAAAATCAGCAGTCCATAAGCGACCATAAGCTGCTAAGACTTCATTGCCGTACATAGAAGAAGTCACACCAGCTGCGCCAGAGACAGTGCTGAGTTTAGCTACTACTTTAGACGTGTTGTCATAAACCAAAGGCTCATGTGCACGTTGAAAGAAGTAGATTTTGTCATTAAAGTTAACAATCTTCCATTCATTAGCAGTAATTGAGTAACCGCTAGGTGTCTCGTCTACAAGTGTTTCAGTACCGCTGATAATCTTGTTATTAGCTGTTGAAAACACCTTGAGATTACCCAAGTCATCTCTGAACTCTTTGATAGCTCTAATGGGGGATGAACTTACAGAAACACTTGTCTGAGTAGAAGAATACGTAGCAGTTGCAGCAGACACGCTACCTGTGAGTGTCTCAGAAGCACTAAAGGTTCCTACTCGTGTAGCCGCAATTAAAAACACAGTACCGTTGTAAATCTCTGTAATCGTTGCTGTAGCCCCTGACGTGCCTCCAGTAATTGTTTCGTCTACTGCAAAGCCTGTAGTGTCGTCTACTACAACGTACTCATACGTACTCTGCGTAAGCAAACTAAAGCCTTTGCGAGCAGCAATACGTCCTCTTTTGTCAATCACTGCATTATCAGCAATATCAGCAAAAGAAGGATCTTGAGCTAAAGGGGAGTCTTCAGTATTAATACCTTTGAAACCTGGAGCTACAAGATTAATGCTTTTTAGTTCTTGAGCCATATAAAGCTACCTCAAACGGTATAAAAAATAGTTTGCTCTGGAACATTACCTGCGTCTTGTGCAATAGCATCAGACAAGTACTTGTTAGCAATCTGGAAATATTCTTGTGTCGAAGTACCTCCAGTTTCGCCACGTTCTCGTGCGGCCAGTGCTACAGCTAAGTGAATCACAGGCATCGTGGGTAAATAAAGAATATCAGTGTCACTAGACAAAGGATCGTTATTAGCTGCTGTGTACACTTTTAAGTAATAATGGCTCCCGTTTTCAGGAAGAGGCCATACTCTAATTGAAGCGTTGTTTCCAACAGTGTAAATCCCTTGTGCCTCAGTTAAATTAGCTCCGTACTCATGTGAGCTAATAAAATTAAGAGAATTTACTGGAGAAAAAGCCCAGTATAAAGGCTCCCCTAGTTCTAGTGGTCCTATATCGTACTTTTCTATCATCTCATCTTGAGATATTTGAGTAAGAGTACGTAAACCGCCGCCTCTCCAAGTGGAAATAAACTCTATTGAGAAAGCGTCGGTAGCTTCCCAACCCATAACAACCTTTTTAACTTTAGGTGTTAAACCAGCACCTTTTAATTCTATATCTAACTCGTTTACGCCTGTTGAATAACCACCTGGAAGAGACGCAAAAGGAACATCAGGAATATCTGCTATAAAAGTAGCTGTGTTTAAAACCTTCCAATCCCAGGAGTCTTCTACAAGTCTTTTAGCGTCGTTAACAATGTCCCCAATGAGCTTACTGTAAGAAGTAGACTGTACAGAAGTTACTTCAGTTTCACGAAGTCTTCTTAGGACATTATTGACCAATTCTAAATAAGTCATTAGTACATTCCTTGAAACAAGCTTTGTTGAATAATGCGGTTAAGCTCAGTGTCATAATCTTTAGGCTGATAGTAGACACCCACAAACTCCGGTAGTTGATAACTCAGGCCACCCATGTAGCCTTGGAATGGCTTGGGTGAAAACATGCCACCTGCGCTAACTGGTGCTCCACCGCCTGTACCGTCACCAGTTCCGTCGCCACCTGCGCCTTCACCAGTTCCGTCTGTGCCGATACCTTCGACACCAGTGCCTTCATCTCCAGTGCCTTCAGTTCCTGCACCAGTTCCTACAGTTGTTGTGTCTCCTGCGTCACCAGCGCCAGCACCTGCGTCTCCTCCTTCGCCAGTACCCGTGTCGGAAACACCTGTGCCTTCTCCAGCGCCTACAGTAGTTACTGCCGTAGTTGTGTCTCCAGTACCTGTGGCTACTTGTCCGGTGTCTGTAGTTACTACTTCAGTAGGAGCAGTAG